GGGTTGTTCGAGACCCAGTTAGCGACCTTAGGATCCATCTGCTGACTTGCAGGCTGGTTAGTTTGGGTAGTTTGTACACGATTTTCATCAATTTGTACAGTAGGCTTGAAATTTTTTGCCTTATCAAGCTTCATTTCTGCCCGAACTAACTCCTTCTGCGCGGATAAAAGCTTGTCAGAATCGCCAGAGTCATAAGCCTCCTTGTAATTCCGTTCAGCTTTGTCAACTTCCATCTCCGCAGAACTTTGGTACGTGGAAATTAATTCTTTTTCGCCATTTTGTATCATAGATTTGAGTCTTTTGTTCTCATCTAAGATACGCTCAGCGACTGTTAGCGCTTCCTGTTGTTCACGGAAAGCAGCTTCTTTTGCACGTCGTTCGTCATGCCAAGCCTTTTTATATTGCTTAAACTTGACTTTTACGTTTTTTGTGTACTCCTCGGACTCATCAGCCTTTTCTAATTCCTGCTGTGTGTTTTCGTCCAAAGGAGGTGTTGCAAATTGATCTTCTTGGGGAGTGTCGTCGACGACTTTTACTTCGACTTCGTCATCCTCAATAGTGATATTTACCTCTTGTGCTTTATCGTCCTCAAGTTCATCAGGGAACTTGTATTCACCGCCAAATCTAGACATGTACGCTCCTTATTTGCGTTTGATGCCACGGGGGTCTTCTACAACACCTTCGACTGAGTCGTCGTTGATGATGCGGAATTCGCGCCCGTGGATGAGTAAACGTGAGCCTGCGTTGGGTCGAGTCAACACAAAATCACCTTTTTGACACCAAGGCCCAGTAGGGAACTTTGCCTTGTCTGCGTAGCAGTCTGGGCCGAGATCAACAACAAACAAAACTGTAGTGAGCAGTTCGTCGTATCGCAAGGTCTCATCTGCTTTGATAATCCCGATATCACCTTCATACTCTTTCTCTTGTTCGGGGATTGCGCACAAGATTTTGTAGCCCGTAGGCTTTGGCAACTGAGCTGCTTTCTCTTCCGCTTTCTTGTGCATGACTGCCGAGAGATCGACTGCCAGTCCAAGATCTAAGGTTTCACTCATCCGAGTTCTCCATCATTTTTGTCAGGTCTGTGATGTATCTACGAGCGGTGAGCAGACCTGTAATTTCCCCACACATTCCGCAGTACTCGTCGTACGACTTAGCAGATTTCGCTCCTAAGGCATCTTCGAGTTGTTTGACTTTTTCGTCAATTTGTTTGATCGTATGATCCAATGCTTGTTTTACTTCGTAAGACATAATTAATCTTTCTTAGTAGACTTCTGTGAAAGTCTTTGACGTTCGGCTTGCTGTAATTGCACAGCCATTTGTTGCTGGTGCTTCATCAACTCAATACCTGCTTTAGCGCCTTCGGCCTCTTTGTCCGACTGCTGCCTCTGCTGGTCATGTATGTTGTTCATAGCCAGCTTCGCTCCCTCCATCTCCTGATTAGACTCAATACGCTTGAGTTCAACTTGGATCTGAGCCATCTTTGCTTGCATGTCAGCCATGTCTTTCTGAGACTTGCGCTGTAGGTCTTGTTGCTTGATCTGCAATTCTTGTTGTTGCAACTGAATAAGCGGATCTTCCTGCATCTGCTTATTCTTCTGCTGTTGAGCTTCTTGCTGGTTTTGTTGGAGAAGTTGCTGAGATGCTTGTGCTGCCATCTTAGAAACTTGAACCTCCATCTCAGGAGACATTTGTTCTTCGTCCTTCTCCTCGTTGTACGGAGGTAAGGTCTGACCCATAGTCATCTCAACTTGCTTGCGATACTCCATACCTAAATGCTCAAATACGTGAGCCATCATTGCAGCTTGTAATTGCTGAGCCATCTGAGGATTCATACCCACGATGCTTTGTATTTTTGGATCCTGCATTGCAGACATGTGGACTGCAATGTGAGCCTGATGGTCTTGGTAGATGAACGCCTTGACCGGCTTATTAGAGAGGATGTTCATGTTCTCTGTGACTGGGTCACGAGGCTTCATGTCCTCTGCTATCGGCACAAGTTTCTGGTAATTCTTAATACCAATCACGTCCAGCATCTGTCTATGAAGCTGGGGTAAGTCATACAGTTGTGGCGCGGTTTGCGCCAACTGTAATGCCGCTTGATATTGGATAACCTTTTGGGCCATCGTTGCTGCATTAGGATCGCTAACTGGTATCACTTCTACGTAGTCATAGTCACTCTGTTTAGCGTGGCGATCGCCTTCTTCTGGCTCATAGCTGTAGTCAGGTGGGGTGTAGTCGCGGATGATATCTTTGAGTAACTTAAACTCCTGCTTCATTGAGTAGTGAACACGAGCCTGAATTGCACTCATGGTCTTTAACTGTCTCTCAAGGATCGCAAGCGTCGTACCCACTGGAGACTGAGCCGACATGTCAGAGATCTGCAAGTCAACCGTACCTGCAAATTTACGACCTTCATCAATGATTGTCTGGAGCAACGCCGCTAGAACCTGACTCGGTTCTTTGTATGGCAGCGGCATGATGTTGTCGCGTAGAGAGCCACTTGGGACGTCCATGTCACGGAACTCTCCGGGACTTATCGGTGTGTCGTCTCCTTTGGATCGAAGCCCCCGTGTTTTAAAGCCCCCGGGTAGATTCGCCAGAGTACCAGCATCCACCAACTGACGCAGGATAGAAGTGCCAGACTTGGCAAAAGCACCAATAAGATGAATAAGGCCGAAACAGTAAAATCCAAAGCCCGGGATATAGCCGTAATGCACAAAGTGAGTACGCTTGTGACACTGTTCATCTTCTGGTCTCCAGTTTCTACGGATCGCTAAAACTTCGCCTGAACTCTTCTCGATAGTGACGATGTACGGCAAGGCAATCCCTGTCTCGTTTCCATCATCATCCTCATGCTCATAGCCGGGCAAGTCCAACTCAACTTGCATCTCCAAGAGCTTGAAGCGATCATCCTCAGATGCTCTGAAGCCAAGCTTCTCAGCGATCTTCTTCTCTACCTCGTCCATGACATTGATCGGATCACCTAAGTCAACATCTCGGTAAAAACCTTCATGCTGTAAACGCTTAAGCTCGTTGGATGTTTTGCGCATAACATGTGTCACACGCTCTGCTGAGTCTAGACTAGAAGCGCCATAAGGCACTACCACGTCCTCCGCTGGAACATACATAGACACCTGACGATCCAAGCTAGGATCGAAGTACACTTTTTTGAACGAGTTACCAGCCAGACCCAAGCCCCACAACATACGCTCATGCTCGGGACGAAACTCTTTCATCACATCTGTAAGCTGGTAATTCATATCTACCTGAACGCGCTCAGCAGCTTTCTTCTTTTCAGGAGTCTCTTTGCCAATGATCTGAGTCTTAACAGGCCCTGCTGCTGGGAACGTAGACATCATGGTCTCAGCTTGAAACTTAACCACGGACTCACTCAAGATAGGATGGAACACGCCACATGCGCCGGGCCAAGGCTCCATACGCTCTTCGATCTTCATGCCCAACAATTCCAAACCATCTACATAGGTCTGGATCCAATCTTTACGACTAGAGACATCCATTTCATACTCACCAACAAGATCACCTGACAAGCGTACTAACTCGTCCTCATCCATATCTTCAGCCAAGTTCTTACTGAACTCGTCTTCGTCTTCAGACTCTTTCATGTCAATCTCAAAGCCCGGCCCTTTAATATTTACAGCCTCTGGGTCTTCAATCGTGATCTCAATCGGTTCGTCTTCCTCACCGAGTTGCTCAATGCCTTGGGGTGCGTCTGTATAGACTGCTTTGTCCATATTTGTTGCCATCATCTACCCTTTAAAGTTGCTCGGTTTGTACGAGCTGAATATGTGAAATCTTTTGTAGAGTGACCTGTACGTTTTACTGCACGATCTTTTGCTCGCTCTTCAGCAGTCATCATGTTGCGCTTCTGACCTGCCAATGTAAGTGACCCATCTTCTTTCATATGCCCACGCTGTTTGAGTATGGCAACCGCCGTGTCCTTGTTGCCCACTTGCGCTGCAAGTCGATCAACCAACTGATTGCGTC